TGCGCCATATCGGCTTCCTGGGCGCCATGCCGCCGGCCATCAAGGGCATCCCGGATGCCGAGCTGAACTTCGCCGAGGACGATGGTGGCCTTGCCCTGGAGTTCGCCGAGCCGCCCTACGCCCTGACGGGGCTCACCGACATCCTGCGGCGCATGCGCGACTACTTCGTCGAGCGCGAGGGTGCCGAGCGTGCCGATCAGCTGATCCCGAACTGGCAGCTGCAGAGCATCGAAGAAGACGCTCGCCGCCGCGCCGACGACAAGCTGCACACCGCCAACTTCACCTCATTCTCAGAACAACCCACCGAAGCTGGCGCTGAAGCCGCAGCGGCATCTGCCGCCGCTGCGGTCGAGCCCGACAACGCCTCCCCAGGAGGTGGCAAGGCCACGTCGGCGGCAGATGCCGACGTGCTCGATCAACCCACCCAGCAGGAACCAACCATGTCCGACGCTGAACGCGAAGAGCAGCTCGCCGCGCGCGAACGCAAGGTGGCCGAAAGCGAGGCGTTGATCGCCAAGCGTGAGGCTGACGAGAAACGCACCAACGCGACCGAGTTCGCCGAGGGCCTGGTGGCCCAGGGCAAGCTGCTGCCGCGCCAGAAACTGCCCATGGTCGAGCTGATGCTCAGCCTGCCGTCGGCGCCGCTGGAGTTCGCCGAGGGCGACCAGCAGGTGACCAAGGGCGGCGAGGAAGTCCTGCGCGACATCCTGGACAGCCTGCCGCCGCAGGTCGACTTTGCCGAGAAGAGTCGCGGCAACAGTCGTGACCTCGACGTCGACGACGCCAACGCCATTGCCGCCAAGGCAACGGCCTATCAAACCGAGCAACGCCAGGCTGGCCGCGAGATCAGCATCAGCCAGGCGGTGAGCCACGTCACCAAGGGGGCGAAATGAAAATTCCCGGACTTACAAACGCATTCCGCGCCGGTGGCGCGATCACCAAACGCCGCATCCTCACCGATGGCACCGCCGATGGCGTTGCCATCCAGGCCGCTGGCAGTACTGCCCGCCTGTTGGGGGTGAGCACCGATATCGACACCGCCTCGGGCGGCGTCGTCGATGCCATCCGGGGTGGCCTGGCCGATGTCGAGTACGGTGGCACGGTGGACCGTGGTAACGCGTTGACCGCCGACTCCAGCGGCCGCGCCATCGCTGCCACCCTGCCGATCGCCGCCAACACCTACATCATCGGCTTTGCCGAGGTGAGCGGTGTACTGGGCGATATCGGTTCCGTTCACGTTGTGCCGGGTCTCCTGGCCCTTTCCGCTTAAGGAGCAGCATATGAGCAACGCACCTTTTCCAATCGATCCGGCGCTGACGGCGATCGCTATCGCCTACCGCAATACCCGCATGATTGCCGACGACGTACTGCCGCGTAGCCCGGTGGGCTTGCAGGCATTCAAGTACCTGAAGCACGACCTGCGCGAAGGTTTCACCGTCCCGAACACGCTGGTGGGCCGTAAGTCGGCGCCGAACCAGGTCGAGTTCTCGGCCACCGAAGAAAACTCCAGCACCGAGGACTACGGCCTCGACGCGCCGGTACCGCAGGCCGATATCGACAATGCTCCGGCCAATTACGACCCGCTGGGCAAGGCGGTAGAACAGACCACCAACCTGATCCTGCTGGATCGCGAAGCGCGTTGTTCCGCTGCGGTGTTCAACAACAACAGCTATGCCGCCGGCAACAAGACCACGCTGAGCGGTACCAGCCAGTGGAGCCACGCTGACAGCAACCCGATCCCGGCAATCACCGACGCGCTGGATTCGGTGGTGATGCGCCCGAACATCGGTGTGCTGGGCCGCCGTACCAGTACCTGGCTGCGTCGCCACCCCAAGGTGGTCAAGGCGTACAACGGCACGCTGGGCGATGAAGGCATGGTGCCGATGGCCTTCCTGGCCGACCTGCTGGAGCTGGAAGCGATCTACGTCGGCGAGGCCCGCCTGAACATCGCCCGCCCTGGTCAGGCCGCCAACCTGGTTCGCGCCTGGGGGCCGCACGCGTCGTTCATCTACCGCGACCGTCTGGCCGACGCCCGCAGCGGCACCACCTTCGGCTTTACCGCCCAGTGGGGCGACCGCATCTCCGGTTCGCAACGCGATGGCGATATCGGCCTGCGCGGTGGCGAGCGGGTGCGGGTGGGCGAGTCGGTCAAGGAGCTGATCACCGCGCCTGACCTCGGCTACTTCTTCGAGAACGCCGTCGCCAACTGACCGACCACCTGACAAGGGCGGCCGATCCGGCCGCCTGCGGAGTGCACCATGTCGAAAGATCAAGCCGTGCTGGCGTTCGTCGCCTACCACATTTCTGGCGGCCGCTATGGCGTGAAGAACGCTGCAGGCGAGCGCGTCGGTGAGTTCATTGGCAACAAGGAAGAAGCCCAGGCCGAGGCGGACCGGCTGATCAACGAGCAGGAGGCGCCGGCCGAAGATCCGATCGTCTTCGGCGGTGGCGAAACCGGCCTGAAGCCGCTCACCGAGCTGCAGCTGCGGGCGTTGGCTGCGGAAATCGAGATCGATGGCCATGACGCTTTGCCAGTCGACGAGCTGGCGGGCCTGGTGCTCAACAAGGTCATGGCAACCACCAATTCCACCGAACTGGCAGCGGGGGCTGGCGGCAGCGGCGCCGGGGATGCAGGCGCTGGCACTACCGGGCAGGAAGCCCAACCTCTCAAGCCGGGCGAGCAGCTCGGCAACCTGGCCGGCGTAGTCGAGCAGGCCGGCAACGTCCTGGAGCTGCATCAGTTGCCCGAGGAGCAACTGCGCAAACTGGCCGAGGACATGGATATCGAAGGCCATGCCGGCATGACCATCGAGCAGCTGGTGGCTGCCATCCAGGCCGAGGATGTGGTGGTGGGCAACCCGGTGTACGTGGTCAACCGCGAACGCCTCGACCACGACGGCGAGTCCTATGGCTTCGGTGACCCGATCGAGTTCGCCGACCCCGAGCATGCTCGCGCGTTGCTGCTGCTCGGCGCGATCCTGGAGGACGCCTGATGGATAACCAGCACCGCCAGATCAAGGGCTATCGCGACCTGTCGGAGTACGAGGTCGATCTGATGAACCGCATCAAGGCAGCAGGTGCTGAACTCCTGCTGCTGCAGGCCGAGGTGGTGCAGGTGCTCAGGAACGATGAGGCGGCCAAGAGCAACGCCACGCGCATCAACTCCGATGACTACCCCAAGTGTCTGGCTGAGCTGCAGCGCTTCCAGGCTGCCGAGCCATTCCGCTGGGCGGCGATCGCCAAGACCGACATCCAGACCGGTGTCATGGCCTTGGTTCGCGCCGTCGCTCAACCGGGGGAATGCTGAGTATGTACGTCTCCCTGGTCGAGCTGGCCGACCGGCCTGGCGCCCTGGAGCTGGCCCAAGCGGCCACCCCGGAGCGCTTTCGGACGGTCGACGTCGCGCTGCTCGATGCACTGCTGCGTGACCAGGACGTCAGCAGTTGGCCTGCCGAGGAGGTCGAGATCGCTGAGCTGACCAAGCAGGCGATCGTCGCCGAGGTGGAAGCTGCTGGCGGGCTGATCGATGGCTTCCTGGCGCGCCGGGGTTATGCGCTGCCGCTGACCCGAACCTATTCCGTCGTCACTGGCTGGGCCAGGGCGATCGCTCGCTACAAGTTGCACCAGGCGCGCCTGAGCACCGAGAAGGATGACCCGATCGTGCGCGACTACCGCGATGCGCTGGCGCTGCTGAAGCTGGTGGCCGAGGGCAAGTTCAGCCTCGGTACCGAAGATCCGCTCACACCGCCCAGCAGTGGCGCACCCAAGTTCAGCGCACCGGCGCGGGTGTTCACCGCTGGCACGTTGGGGGACTTCTGATGGCCAGCGCCCCGTTCGATATCGACCTGGTGATCGCCAGGCTGCGCGACCAGGTTCCCGTGCTCGCTGAAGTGGCGGGCGCCGCCGAGCTGGCCGGCATCGCCTCGCTGCGTTCATTCCGCACACCTTCGGCCTACGTGGTGCTGGTGCAGGAGACGCCCGAGCCGCGCAGGCCTGGCGCACCTGGTGGTGCCAGCCGGCAAATGGCCAAGGTGCGCTTCGGTGTGACCACGGCGGTACGCAACTACGCGGATAACAAAGGCAAGGCCGCAGCGGATGACCTGCGCCAAGTGCTGGCGGCGCAGCGCGATGCACTGATCGGCTGGGTACCACCCGGCCTGGCCGGTGCCCGTGACTGTCAACTGATCCAGGGCCAGGCAATGGAGTACGACGCCAATACCTTGCTGTGGACCGAAATCTACGAAACCCAACACGCCCTCGGGAGGGCCTCATGAGCAAAACCACCCCAGTCGCCCCGGCGGCCAAGGCTGAAGAGCCCACGACCGAGAAGGTCAAGCTGATCGCCAATCACACCCACCGCGACAAGCCATGCAAGGCCGGTGACGAGATCGAGGTCACCGAGCGCGAAAAGGCCTGGTTGATCCGCCACGAAAAAGTGGCAGATCCGGCCAAGCCCGCTACCACTGCACCGGCCAAGGAGTAAGTCATGTCCCTTTTCAGCTTCCAAGGCAAAATCCACCTGGCCGAGCGTTCGGCCCTGGGCAAAGCACTCAAGGTCACCTGGCTGGGTAACGCGCCGGCCTGCACTCTGCAGCTGGCCACCGAAACCACCCCGAAAACCGAGAGTTTCTCTGGCAACCGCCTGCAGTACGGTCTGCTGCAACGCGGCAAGACTGCGACGCTCAACCTCACTCTGGACGAGTGGACGCTCTACAACCTGGCGCTGGCGCTGTATGCCGCTGATGTGGCGATCGCCACCGGTACCGTTACCGGTGAGGCGCTGCCTTCGCCGCTGGCTGCTGGCGACATCATTCGCCTGAACAAGCCTTTCGTCAGCGACGTGGAGCTGACTGCGGCACCGAGTACTGCGCTGGTTGAGGGTACCGACTTCCGCGTGGAGTCCGCTTCTGCCGGTTTGATCGAGCTGCTCACGCCGCAAACTCCAGCCGTTACCGCCGCGTATGAGAATGCAGAGGCACGGGCGCTGACCATGTTCACCACCACGCCGCCTGACCGCTGGCTGATCCTGGACGGTATCAATACCGACAACCAGGAGAAGGTGGTCGTCGAGCTGTTCCGCTGCAAGTTCAACCCGGTGGGCGACTTCGGCCTGATCCACGAGGAGTGGGGCAACCTGCCTTTGACTGGCACCGTGCTGTATGACCCGCTCAATGCTGGCGACCCGCAACTCGGTGGTTATGGTCGCATTGTGCAGGCCGCTGCCTGATGGGGGCGCGTGTCGCCAGGAAGCCCAAGGAAGAGCAAGGCGCCAACGACCTGGAGGTCTTGCACCCCAACCGCTCGGCGACCATCGCCGGGCGCGAGGTGGTTGTTCGGGAGTATGGTTTCGTCCAGGGCATGCAGATGCTTGCCATGCTGGAACCGTTGCTGGTGGATCTGCAGGACATGATGGCCAATACAAAGCCGCTTGATTTCCACTCATCGAGCACCTTGTTCGCCAAGCATATGGAGGTCATCACCGATGCGATCGCGGTCTCGGCCGACGTTGAGGTTGAGTGGTTGGGGCAATTGAATCAGGAGGATGGTTATCACCTTCTGATGCTGTGGTGGGGGGTCAACGGCCCTTTTTACATTCGCACCGTCCGCGATCGCGTAATCGTGGAACGGGCAGCAGCGCAGAGCGCGGCCAAAGCGGGCGATGGGCAGACGTCTACGCCACCCTCATCGCCGCAGGCTACGGAGACGCCGAACGCATCGGAAAGCTGACCGAGCGGCAGATCCTGCTGTACTACGAGGCCGAGCAACGTCGCCAGCGACGTGCCCGCGCTGAGTTCCTGAAGGACGCAAACCTGGCGTTTGCCGGGGGCAAGGAAGCAGAGCAGCACCTGAAGGCGCTGCTGAAGTAAGGCGCAAGTCGCGCCTTGGTACCATTTCAATTCAACCGCCTTCGGGCGGTTTTCTTTTGGGGCCACATTTTTTCGGCCAGCCGAAAATACAGCCGCCCCCCGCGCGCGCGAGGATTGCAGCGAATCCCACGCCGTGATCCCGCCCGATGGCCACCAAAGAACTGGAACTCGCCCTACGTCTCAAGACCGACCTGGAACAGGGTCGGCGAGAAGTCGATGCATTGAGTGACTCTATTGAGCGAAGTGGTGTCGCCGCTCAAGGAGCTAACTCCAGCTGGCAGCAGACCGCAGCGGCGCAGAACGAGTCCATGCGCGCCTACCACGCTGCCGAGCGGGCCATCGAGCAGAAGGCTCAGGCCGATCTTAAAGCGGTTGAAACTGCAAAGCAGGCGGCAGCAGCGACCGAGAAAGAAGGCCAGGAGCTGCAGCAGCTGCTGGGCAAGATCGACCCGGTGATCCGCAAGCTCGATGAACTCGACGACATGGAGCAGCAACTGCGCCGTGCTCGTACCTCGGGCAAGATCGACCTGGAGACCTA